AGAAAAACGCCTTAAAACGCCCCTTATTTTGAGCATCATCACGCGCCTGGCTTCTTGACCTGGTTGAGCTGGCCCCACGCCCTCGCCGCAAACTGGCCACGCGCCAGCATTTCGACCAACTTTACCGGGTCAACCTGGCTCAACGCGCCCTCCAGCAAATCGCGGAACTCCTGCAAACTGCTGGCGCTGTCCAGCGCAGTCTGGATGGGCTTGAGGGTCTCTCCCAGCACTTCTTGCCAGTCGCCCTGCATTTCGGCGCTCAGGTTGTCCAGCTCGTCGCCTTCACCGGCACCGGCAACCGGCGCCAGCGGTGGTTGGGCCTTGAGTCTGGCGCTGGGCGGCGCGCCCGTATTGACCGCCGGGCGGTCTTCGGGCGGCACCGTCATTTCTGGGCGAGCCAGCTGCAGTACCTCGTCGCCCGCATCGGCCATCGGGATTTTGAGCTTTTCGTGTGCCCATGCGCGCTTGATGCGCATGCCCATGCCCACAAACTTGGGCATGGCCTCGCTGTAGAGCTTGATGTCCTCCGGCTCCTGGGTGTCAAACACAAGGCGCGGGCAGCGGCGAGGATCAGCCAGCCCCTTGTTCAGCGCCAAAATCGGGTAAATCAACTGGCGGGTCAGCGTGGCGGCCAGTTGCTTGGCATCGGCATCGCGCAGGTCTTTGCGCACTTCGTTGTGGACATTGCCCAGCGCCTGGCTGCCGTGTGTGCCTTCGCCGCTGGTCAGCGTGCCGCCCAAGATGGCCTTGGACATCGTGCGCTCCATCAGGCTGATCATGGCGTCGAACGTCTTGTGGTCGCCTTGGGCGGCGGTCTTGAAGTCGATCATCATGCCCTGCGGGATGATGGCCGCTGCATCGTGTCCAATGCCCACTACGGCGCGCAGCAGCGTGGCCTTGTCCTCTTTGGTGGCGCTGGCGTTGTACGTGCCCAAGCGCAGCGGCAGGCCGTAGATTTCCAGAAACTCGGCCAGGTCGCGCACCGCGTAGTTCTTGAACAAAAACGGCCAAGTCAGCACCCGGAACAGGCCAGAGCGCGACACATAGCCGCTGCGCGCCCGGTGCTGGTGCATCAGCCAGCCAAACTCCCACAGCCGCTCGCCGTCGGCGGTGTTGTCGCGCAGGCGCAGCTCGTTGCGGCTGATGTCAGGGTTTAAAGCTGTCTTGAACCAGCCTTGAGGCCGGTGCTTGATCTTGACCGGAACATCCCAGCCATCCACCCGGCCCCAGCTCATTTCCAGCGGCGCAAAGCCGTGGCCAATGCCGTCCGTCATATCAAACAGCACGTCGCCAAAGTCCTCCATCGCCTCCAGCGTCTCGCAGACAAACTCGGCGTCGGCCTTTTCTGCCGCTGTCGCGTTCTTCGGCGGCACGATGGCCCAGTCGAGCTGCTGCACTGCCATGCGGCGTTTTTGCAGCTCGCTGAACAGGTGGCCGTCCTTTTCCTCCATGTCGGCAAACAGCTCGTGCTGGGCCGTCAGGTCGCCCTGTTCGGCGCTTTGCAGGATGTTGGCCAGGCGCGGCGGCGTCAAGCCCCGGCTGGGGTGGTTGTCGAATTCGTGGCGCAGCTGCGCCAGGCGCGCCGTCTGCGGTTCTTCCAGGCGGGCGCTTTCAATCGGATTGCCGAATTGGTCAAGGATGGCCATGCAGGTCTTTCTTATTAGATGGGCGGCTTACCAGGCACCGCGCTGGGAGCTGCCCAGATCGCGGTCGAGGTCGCTGTCGCGGTCATTGGCGGGCGCATCCCAGCGGCTGTGGCTCGGTGGCGCGCCTTCATAGGCATAGTCACCGAGTCCGGCCAGCGTGCGGCTAGCAAACCAGGCCAGCGACCCGGCAATGAAGGTGTCGCCGTGGCGCTTTTTCTTTTGCGCGTCCTGGGTGCGCAGCTCTGGAATCTGCGGGATGCCTTTGATGACTCTAGGCACCCGGTGGTCGGCCAGCACGTCGGCGTCCATCGGCAGCTCGATGAGCCGGTCTTCAAACGCGGCTTTGTAGGGCGGCAGATGCTCAAGATACCAGGGCTGCGTGGCCATGACGCACAGGATGCGTGTGGGGCCGTATTTTTGGGCCGTCTCTTCGGCCATTTGCGAGCCTAGGCCGCGCCCGTCCAGCCCGGCACCGACAAAGCGCGGCAGCCGGTCGAGGATGTACCAGAGCAACTGCAGTTGCTGGCGAAACGGCATGCCGCGTAGCTCCACCACGAACGGGCAGTACCGGCTCAGGTTCTGGCGCTGCAGCAGCGGGAAAAAGGCGCTCAGGTCACCCGTGCGCGCAAAGTCGCCGCCCAGGAAGCTGGTTTCATGCTTGGGCAAGGCGTCCAGCAGCGGCTTGAGGTTGTCCTCGCACCAGCCCAGAATCGTCGAGATTCGGCGCTCTTCAGGCTCAAAAGTGAAAGCTGGGGCGCGTTGGTCGCGCAGCACCGGCCAGCCTTGGCGCATCTGGCCCTCGACCAGCTCACGGGTCAGGAAGGCGCCGCTGCCGTGCTTGGGCACGCAGTCCAGCTCTTCCTCGGCGTCATCGCCATAGTTGGCCCGGATTTTGGCCTCCCAGGCGGCTTGCCCCTCGGCGCTCCAGGCTTCGCCCGTGCGCAGGCAGATGCGCTCGTACAGACCCTCGGCCAGCGCCTCGCCAAAAGTGAACCGGTGGACGCTGTACGGAAAGCGCTCGGCCCGCGTGTCTTTGATCAACTGGTTGAACGGGTTGTCGTCGCCGTCGTGGGTGCTGATGATGCGCAGGTCGCCGCCCCAGATCAACAGGGCCATCGCCGCTTTCAGAATCTCGCCCTGAGCCTCGTGGAAGGCGGCCTCGTCCAGAATCACCCGGCCCTGTTTGCCGCGCAAGTTGCGCGGCTTGGAGCTGAGCGCGGTGATGCGGTTGCCGCTGGCAAACTTGATGCTGAAAGCAAAGACCGATTTCTTCTCTTCGCCCTCCAGCCAGACCTCCTCAGACACCTTGATGGCCTCGGCCACGCTGTTGAAGTGCTCGGCCCACTGGGCGCAGTCGAGAATGAACTCGATGGCCATATCCTTCACATAACCGATATACCAAACATCCTGCCCGCTCTTCGCCGCCGCGCACAGCACCGAGTCGCAGGCCTCGGCCCAGCTCAGGCCGATACGGCGCGACTTCTCCACGACCTTGACCTGCGCCTTGTCGGCCAGCCAGCGCTGCTGGTAGGGCAACAAGACGGCGGGCACACGCGACTCGAACTTGTAGTCGGCCTGCACGCCCAGCGCCCGCATTTCAGGCGTGATGAGGCTGGCGCCGCTCATGCCTTCTTGGCCTCGGGAATTCCCAGAATCTTGGTGCGGATCAGTTCGACGGCCTCATCGCTCAAGCCGGCCTTTTTCGCGGTCTTGGCCACATCGGTGGCGACCTTGGCCGCTTCGGCAGCAATCAGCTTGCGCAGGTTGATCGCCTTGTCCACCGCCAGTTTGTCGGCGCTGGCCAAGTCCTTGATCGCCTTGCCCAAAAACATCAGGTCTTCCGGGCTGGCCGTGTCCAAGTCTCCAATGCTCTTCCAGGCCACCACCCGCAGCATCTCCAGCAGCATGCGGCCCACGTCGCCCTCGGGTTCTTTGCCCAGCTTGTCAACCCACACGGCGGCCACTTGAGTGGCTTGGCGAAAATCTTCTAGGCGCTCACGGGCATTCTTGACGTAGCGCCCCACCGATGAGCGCGACGCTTCGCCGCCCAGCGCCTCGACGAGCCGGACGATTTCATTGATCGTTGCGCGGCCCTCGCGCACCGCCGCGTCCACTGCTTCCTTGATCTTCGGGTCCAGCTTGGTGACGTTGCTCGGGCGCGAGGGCGTGCGCTTGAAGGTGCTTTTATCGGCCATAAAACGCGCTCAGGGCATCGGCTTTTTGACGCCCGGAACGCTGGCGCGCCCGGCGGCCACGTCCGCGCCACGGGTGGTCAGCGTAGCCAGCGTCACTTCGCCCACGGCGCGGGCCGTCACCAGCGCCTGCTCGGCCAGCCAGGCAATGTCGGTACGCACCTGGTCAATGCTGGCGTTGTGGCCGTAAATCTGGCCGATGGCGTCGCGCAGCAAAAACACGCTGGCGCTGTAGCCGGGCGTCTGCGCCAGCACCAGCAGCACCGACAGGCGGCGGTCTTCGGTCAGGTGGGCGAGAAAGTCGGTGGTCATGGTCATTTGGCCTTCAGCAAAAAATCTTCAATCCGGTTCAGCGACTGGCGGATGGTGTGCCACTCGCGCTGAGTGGCTTCCTGGTTGGCTTTGATGGCTTTCATGTCGCCCTGCAGCTCGCTGATTTCGTCTTGGCTGGGCATGTATTTCAGGGTTTGCTCAATGCCCACCACCTTGGTGTTCAGGTCGGTCATCTTCAGGCTGTAGGCGGCGATGCGCTGGCTCAGCGCCTCCTCGACGGCCTTGATGTGCTGCGCGTTGTCCTTGTCGCGGGTGGCAAACCAGGTGTATCCAAAAACGGCCACCGTGCCCAGCGCGTTCAGCACCCCGAGCCAGAACCGGCCCGCTTCGTAATCAATATTCATTCGTTGGCTCCCTCGTTGCGAGCGGCGAGCGTGCCGATCACGTTGTCTTTCTCACGGGAGCCACGGCTCGACCCAAATTCAAACTGGTGTGCATCGCGCAGGCACAGCCCGAAAATGCTGGCGACAGTGGACAGCAGGCCCACCACCTCGCCCGGAATGTCCTTGCGGAAAAACGTCAGCACGACCAGGCAGGAAACCAGGCCGATCACGTCACCCAGCACCATCAGATCAGCCCGCGTGTTGGTGCGCCCAGCCTTGATGAATTCCACGTCGCGTGTGCGGGCTCCCTGCCGGTCAGCCAGGTAGGCCAGCTCCAGATCCTTGTCAGCGCCCAGCACTGCCAGGTTGAACTGCTGCGCCAGCTCGGCATTAGCCTGAAGCGCCTGCAGCGCTTCTTGCGGCGTTTTCACACCAGCAACATTTTGGGCGATGGCCACCACCTTTTGAGCGGTATCCAGCGAGCCTTGACCGGCGCCAAAAAACCGCATGATGGACGGCGCGAACTGGCCCAAAGCGAGGGCGATTGAAATGGGGTCCATGAGTGATCCTTTAGCGGTGTGCCTGGCGAGTGGTGGGGGTGGAAAGGCGGGTCATACGATGCCCTGGAGGTAGCGCGTGGGCTGGCAGCTTAAAAACACCGCCGTCAGCACATGGCGCCGCGCCGGTGCGGCCGGGGCGGCCAGGTGGACCCAGCTGCCCTCGAAGATGAGCTGGTCAAACGGCAGGGGGGAGTCGGCAATGGCCTGCGCCACCTGGCGCGGCGTGCCGTAGCCGGGGCAAATGAAGTCAGCGGCCAGGCCCTGCATGTGGGCCGAGCGCAAAGAGCCGCCCGCCAGGTTGTTGACCGCCGGGCTGCGAAAGCCCGAGCTGATGAAGAGGGGCGCGCTGCCCAGCAGCGTGCGCACCTGCTCCAGCAGCAGCGCCAGGCGCTTGAGGTTGTCCAGCTGCGCGGGCAGCGGCTCATTGCGCAGGCCAGCGCGGGCGGCGGCCTGTGAGCTGGTGAACTCGGAGAGCTGGAAGTGCGGGCTGAGCGGGATGTCGGGCGTCATGCACGCACTTTGCCGCGTGCGCGCTGCCTTGGCTATTAAAACAGTTTAGGGTGAAACCTAGGAAACCGACAGAATGATCACGTCCCTAATCATGGTGCAGGCAATTTCTTTGTCCTGCACTTTTTCCTTGAAGGTAGTGCCTTCTTTTTTCATGGCGCTAGCGCACAGCTTCATTGTCAAGTCTGGAACGCCTACCTGTAGGGGGTTTTCAAAGGCTGCCATCGTTGTGAGGGTCATTGAAGTTATAGAGTCTATCCCCTGCGTTGTATCGCCCCTAAGGTCTCTTAAAAGAGTCACGTTTGAAAGCTTTGTCCTGTCTGCTCCGTAGGCGATAAAGACTGAAGTTAGAGCATCCACACTCATCCGAATACTCAGACCTTTTGCCTCTTTCATGACCTTGCCCTCTTTGAGCTGTAGGCGCATTCGCGTATGCAGCTCCTTTGCAAGCTTATTGAATCTTTCAGCATAGACCACTGAAGAAATCCCCAGGCCTGCTGTGAACGAGCTGGGTTCTTGAACTAATTCCCGAGTTGGCCGTTCAAGGCCGGCATCTACAGGAGGCGGCGGTGCCGGGCTATTTGCGCTGGCCTGCTGTGAGGCAGCCATGATGTTCTCGCTCTTGTTGTCGTCGAGCTTTAAACCCACAAAAAAGACCAATGCAACACCTCCCGGAACCAGCGCCCAAGCAATGCTGCGCTGATATTTGGACGCCCATCCAGAGCGAGAGCCGCCCACCATCAGCCCTGAAAGCAAGGCTACATAAAGCCCAATGACTAGGTAGCCACCTCCAGTCATGCTGGGTTCCTTTCTGCGGACAGCCTCGAAGCCAGATTCATCACCATTGCCAGATCGTCGTCACTGCACCTGTCCAGCATGACTTCCAAATCTTTGTATTTGTTCTTGCGGGTTTTCTGCCGCGCTGGGGTGAGCTTGTAGGCATCCAGCATCTTTTGGCTGATTGGCCCATCGCCAGCGGGCTCCAGTTTGCTGACAACTTCCGCCGTGCGGGCCAGCACATCGCGCTCCCACTCTGACACGCGCTCGCCCGTGAGGACGTAAGTCACGTCCGCGCCGATTGCAGCCAAAGCAGCCAAGTAGGTGGCGTCCGGCGACCTTTCACCTGATTCGTAGTTCCGTTGTGATCTCACAACGATTCCGCATCGTTCAGCCATCGCCTGCTGGCTAAGACCAAGCGCCTCTCGCGCTTCACGTAAGCGATCAGAAATTTTAGGCACAAACATTCCTATTCTTGTTGACAAGAGGCACAAACGTGCCTCATAATTAGACCGGCACACAAACTAAACCTAACCCATCCAAATTATGAAGCCATTCACTTCCGAACAGATCGCCGCCGTACGCACTCGTTTTACCGAGCGCGGTGAAACGGTGCAGGACTTCTGCAAAAAGCATGACCTGTCCTATCACGTAGTCATGG